AGAATATATTCAACCCCAATCTGAATTACCAGACACTTCGTATACAGTTATATTCTGACTACGAAGCAATGGATACCGATCCACTAATTGCTTCTACCCTAGATATACTAGCAGATGAAGCAACTCTCAAGAATGACATGGGAGAGGTACTTTCCATTAAATCTTCAGATGAAAATATACAAAAAGTACTTTACAATTTATTCTATGATGTACTTAATATAGAATTTAATTTATGGTCATGGACTAGAAATATGTGTAAATACGGTGATTTCTTCCTAAAATTAGAGATTGCAGAAGAATTTGGAGTATACAACGTACTACCTTATACTGTTTACCATATGACTAGACAGGAAGGACTTGACCCAGAGAATCCAGGTAAGGTCACTTTCCAATTAGATCCCGATGGATTAGCTTCATCACAGGATCCTAACTATATGCCTAAAAGTAACAAAAAGGTAGTAGAGTTTGATAACTACGAGATAGCACACTTCAGATTAATATCGGATACTAACTACCTACCGTATGGTAGATCTTTTATTGAACCAGCTAGAAAGATATTCAAACAACTTACTTTAATGGAAGATGCGATGTTAATACACCGTATCATGAGAGCTCCTGAAAAGAGAACATTTTATGTTAACGTTGGACAGATACCTCCTAACGAAGTTGAGCAGTTTATGCAAAAGACTATCAACACGATGAAAAAGACACCGTATGTTGACCCTCAAACAGGGGATTACAACTTACGTTTCAATATGATGAATATGATGGAAGACTTCTACCTACCGGTTAGAGGAGGAGATACATCAACAAAAATCGAAACTACTAAAGGATTAGAGTACGATGGTACAAACGATATAGAATACCTTAGAGATAAGATGTTCGCAGCATTAAAGGTACCTAAAGCATACTTCGGTTACGAAGGAGACTTAAACGGTAAAGCAACCTTAGCAGCAGAAGACATTAGATTCGCTAGAACAGTAGAAAGACTACAGAGAATAATGGAATCTGAGTTAACTAAGATAGCTCTGGTACATCTGTATACTCAAGGATTTAAAGGTGAGTCACTTACCAACTTTGAAATTAGTCTTACCAACCCGTCTATAATCTTTGAACAAGAGAAAGTAGCATTATTAAAAGAAAAGGTAGATTTAGCATCACAGATGTTAGATACCAAACTATTCCCTACAGACTACATATACGATAATATCTTCAACTTATCAGAAGACCAGTATATGGAAATGAGAGACCTAGTAACTGAGGATAAAAAGAGATTATTCAGAATTACACAGATAGAAAACGAAGGAAACGATCCTGCTAAATCAGGTAAGTCCTACGGTACACCACACGACTTAGCGTCACTATATGGACGTAGACAAGGTGATCAAAAAGGTATGCCATTTGGTAAAGTACCTCCTGGATACGAAGACGATACACCAGGTATAGGTAAAATAGGACCAGAAGGTGGTAGACCAAGAATAAAAGCATCACACTACGGAACTAATGACGGCCTAGGAGGAAGAGACCCTCTTGGTAAACACGGAATGGAAGGTGGATTTGACTCAGATAACGAAAACGTTAATGAACAGGACGGTGCAGCTAAAGTAGATAATACATTAGCTAGATCACTTTTCTATCAAAATAGAGACATTTTCTCTGAAAAGAAGCAAATTATCTTTGAAAGTAAAGAAAAAGAAGAGGATAAGTTACTTGATGAATCACAAATCAAGGATTTAGATAATTAATCACTATTTATAAAGGTAAGGTGTACTACGTGTACAACAAAACAATAGAATAATGCGCATTAAACACAGTAAGTATAAAAATACCGGGCTAATATTTGAATTGCTTGTCAAGCAGATTGCAGCAGATACCTTAAATAAAAAGGACTCTGCAGCTGTAAGCATTTTAAAAAACAACTTCACAGGAAGAACAGCTTTGGTACGTGAATTCAAATTGTATGAATTTATTCTCAAAAACAAATCAGTATCACAATCTAAAGCAGAGTCTATTGTATCGACTATTATAGAGGTAGCTCGCACTATAGATAGAAAGGTACTTAAAAAACAAAAATATAGTTTAATAAAAGAAATAAAAGAGAGTTACGACTTAGATGAGTTCTTTTCTATTTCTGTTAAAGACTATAAACCATTAGCAGCTTTGTTCTGTTTGATGGAAGCTCATAAAGTTACCGATGTAATAGATCCTAATTTCCTAGTTGATAATAAGACTACTATATTAGAACACCTAACTAAAGAGCAACAAAACAGAAAATTAGTAAGAGATACGTTAATCGAAGAGTATTCAAAATACGATAAAGATTTAAAACTTCTTACATTCAAAATACTATTAGAGAAATTTAACTCTAAATACGGTACGCTACTTCCAGAACAGAAAAATATATTAAAAGAATTTATTACTTCAGTTGATTCATCTACTAGATTAAGAAACGTAGTTAATGAGGAATTTAAGAAATTAAAAAATGTTCTTGATAAAATAAAAGCAACGGTAGAAGATGAAATCGTTTCTATTAAGCTACAGGAGATTACAAAAGCAATCAAACCAGTAGATAAAACAAAAAGAGTAACTGATGATCATCTTGTAAATATAATGCAGTATTACGAATTGATTAAGGAACTAAAGTTACTATGAAAGTAAGCCAGCTTAAGGAACTTATTAAAGAAGTATTACAGGAATTGAATGAACAAAGTGCTACCAATGCTGGTGGTGCTTCTTTTACACCCGGTACAGGAGCGCAATATGCGACTCCTAATGCTTTTTCTAAGAAAGGAAAAAAGAACAATGCAACTAAGTATGCAGAGAAACTTGGATATAAAGTAGCTAAAACAAAAAAAAGACCATATAACACTAAAATGTTTGACTATCTAGATGAGAACAATACAAGAAAAATATAACGCAATATTAGAGGGTAACTTCTCTAAGTCTCAATTTGTTAAAGATGCAAAGAGAGAATTATCTCAATTCCTATCTCCATTCAACGGATATGAAGATACAGTAAGTATTCTTAAAAGCAAAGGAATAATATTCGAAGCTGCAAAAAAAGAAGTACCACACTACGACAAACCAGAACCTGGTTACTCTATCGAAACTATCGAAAGAGGAGTAGATTACGAACTAGAAGGAATGGGACTAATGTCTCAAGAAACAGTATCAGAAGAAGATTACGCTAAGGCTAAACAAAAAGCTGAGAAGAATCTAAAAAAAGATCCTAACCACTACCTACACCTATTAGCAGGAGAATCTAAAAAAGTAGATAAACATGATAAAATGGTTCCGGTAAAAAAGAACAATCATGTAGACACTATTAATGGATTAAAAAAAGCTGAATTAAGAGAAGCTATAGACTATACATTGGATCCTTATGAAGATAGAGATAAAATACTTAAACAAGTAATGTCTCTTCTAGTAAGAGAAAAAGGAGCAAGCAGAGAAGAACTTAAAGGCTTTATTAACACTCATATGGAAGACATTTTGAATGCACCAGATGAAGCAGCAATCGTAGACGAATTCGAACAATACATATCAGTTAATAATGATTATGTAGACGAAAAGAAAGGTAAAGATCTTAATGGCGATAAAAAAATTGACTCAAAAGATTACATGATCGCTAGAGATAGAGCTATTAAGGGGACAAAGAGTGAAGCAATAGGAGGACCAGATCATCAAAAACTAGAAGATTTGGGATATAGTGCTGGAGAAAAAGCATTAATGAGTATAGACGATAAAATCTTCAATCATCCGAACTTTGATAGTTTTGTAGGCGGTTTTATGAAAGGGTTTAAAGATCATCTGGAAGCAAGCCAAGACTATGCATCACATTCTGTTAACGAAGGTAGACGTAGAAAAATGAAAGGCGGTAAAGTCGTAACAGAAAATGATTACGAAACCGGCGGATATGTAGAGTCTATGGGACCAAGATTAGATAAGGCACTCAAAGCACTTACAATCGTTTGGGATGAATGGAAAAACGGTCCAGCTACTGAACCAGGAATGATCCCTTTTGCTAAAAAAGATTTAGTAAGTTATATAGATAGTAAGATATTAGAAGGAGAAGATATAGCAGAAGAGAATATAGAAGAAGATTATAAACCTTCACATAGAGCCTACAATGTTATTGATGGAAAGGGTAATATAGTATATAAAGATCTTCCACGTCACACTGCAATAGAGAAAGCATCAGAAAGAGAAGACTATGGATTCATAGCAACAGATAACTTAGCAGAAGAAGGTATAGAGGAGCATCAAGAATTAAAAGAAGCTTTCAAAGCTATTATATCTAAAGTACTTCAAGAAGAAGTAATAAACGAAGCAGCCACAGGTAACTTATCTAAAGTAGCTACCTCTTATGACGATTTCGAAGGAATGCAAACAGCTGTTAACAGTTTAGAAAATGTAGTAACAGAAGTTGAGTCGTTTTATGCAAAGACTAAAGAAAAGATACAAAAGGTATACGATAGCTTTAAAGATATTAAGAACACAGAAGGATTAGCTGTAGGAGCTATGTTAGGCCCAGCTATCGAAGCTGCTTTTAGAAAAGACTTAATGCCGGTAACAGATAAAGGATTTACTAAAGGGTTAGAAATGCCTAAAGTAAAAATGTTAGAAACAGACGGTATAGCAGAAGAAGAATTGGATGAGAAGGAAACAGTTTTTACTCCTATTAATGAGGCATTAAATAAAGAGCTTATTAAGTTTGGACCTGATTTAATGAAAAGATTAAAAACCGCAGGATTTCAAACAGGGTTATTTAAAGGACAGGGAATGGTTCCAGTAGAAGCTCAAAAGAAAATTAAAGCTAACCCAAAATTAGCAGGTATTGCATACAAAAGATACCCTGACGGGTATGAATTCCTTGAGGTATCAGTTCAAAGAGAAAAAGGAAAAGAGCTAGAAAAAGTTGCTAAATACTTCTCAACACCAGAAGGTCAATATGGACCAGATAAAGATGCAGGATGGGTAGTCAAAAACATTCGTAACGTAAATACTGGAGATATCTACAGAAGTAACATTGGTGGAATGAATGGTTTAGCTACTATAACTTACTTTAGAGCAGAAGAAGCAGACAGTGGTAGATATGGAACAGAAAAAGTCAAAACTGCAGATAAGATAGCTGCAGAAGGTAAGAAGTATAAATACTCTAAAAGAAAGTAAATTATGGCAAATGTATTAGTAAATGTTACACCATTTAAATCTATCCTTAAAGAATCTAAGGAAAGACCAGGAGTATATGAAGTTGAAGGAGTAATGCAAAGAGCTGGTGCAAAAAACCAAAATGGAAGAATATACGAAAAAGACCTCTTAATGAGAGAGGCTAAGAAGTATGTTGATGAATTCGTTAAAAACGGAAACGCTTTCGGAGAATTAGATCATCCAGAATCAGCAGTAGTATCTCTTAAGAATGCTTCACATGTAGTTAAAGACCTATATTGGAATGGAGACGACTTAATGGGAAAAGTAGAACTACTCAATACACCAGCAGGTAATATAGTAAAAGAGATAATAAAAGCAGGTCATACCATAGGAATCTCCTCTAGAGGTACCGGTTCAGTACAACAAACAAATGAAGGGTACTTAGAAGTACAATCAGATTTTGAATTAGTATGTTGGGACTTTGTATCTAATCCATCTACACATGGAGCTTTCATGAATCCCGTATCTTTAAACGAAGGAGCACAAAAAGAAAACAAGTACGGAAAGGTACACAATCTAATTAACGACATTCTAAGAGCATAAGCAAAAACACATAATATATAGAGACCTTTACAGAAATGTAAGGGTTTTTTTTGTTTTTGTAAAACGTATATATTTATATACAAATATACAGTTCCTTATACTGTATTAGATCAAGAAAAAAAACTTCACATTACGATTACAATAATCGTACGAACACACACAAATTTTATTAGAAATGGCAAACAAAGATTTATTCAAGCAAGCTATTGCTGAAGCTAAATCTGTAAGAGAAGCTGCTATTGCTAACGCTAAAGAAGCTTTGGAAGAGACTTTAACTCCTCATCTTAAAGACATGTTAGCTGCTAAACTTCAAGAAATGGATGATTCATCTAAAGACGAAGAAGTAGTTAAAGAAGTCGAAGGAGAGGTAGAAGAAGGAATGGACAAAGACAATAAAGACGAAGCAATCGAAGAAACTTTCACAGAGGAAGAAGAAGAAGTAGGTGCTGAAGACGAAGCTGACATTGATTCAGAAGAATCTGAAGAGGAAGCAGAAGAAGAAGAGGTTGAGGTAAAGGACATGGAAGTGGACGACCTTAAGGACCTTATCCGTGATATTATATCTCAAGAAATGGGAGCTGAAGGAGAGGAAGAAATTCCTGGAGAAGAGCTACCAGTAGGAGATATGGTAGGAGCGGAAGACGAAGAAGAAATTGACTTAGATGAATTACTAAGAGAGATTACTGAAATGTCTGATGAAAACAAAAACGAATCTATAGAAGAAGTATCTATAGAGGAGGAAGGTATTGAAGAAGTAATAGATCCTGTAACAGTTGGTGCTGGTGTTGCTGCTATATTTGGCGGTGCTGCTGGACTATCACACTTAATGGACAAACTTGAAGCTGGAGAATTTGGAGACAAAGGAAAAAAGTTAGCTCAAGGATTACGTAAAGCAGGAGGAGCTGCAGCAAGCGTTACACAACACAGAAATGAATCTGAAATTTCAGAAGAAGAGATTGAAGAGGTAAGACCTGGATACGCAGTAGGAGACTTCGGAGACCCTAAAGACAATGATTTAGTAAAGGCAGTAATGTTCTTAGCCAAACATGCTAAAAAAGCAGGTAAGAAAGTAGGTGACTTTGTTAAAGATATTGAATTAGGTAAAATGTCTGACGCTATGAGAGAAATTGAATTAGAAGAAACTAGTGAACTAGAAGAAGCTATGACAACTATTGAAGAGTTGAAAGGACAATTACAAGAAGTAAATCTTCTTAACGCTAAGTTACTTTATGTAAATAAAGTTTTCAAATCAAGTAGTTTAACTGAATCGCAAAAAGTAAGTGTTATCGCAGCATTCGATAAAGCCGAAACAGTTAAAGAAGTAAAATTAGTATTCGAAACTGTATCTGATAACGTAGTTGGGAAAACTACTAAAAGTACAATTAAAGAAGCTAAATTAGGAATGGCTAGCAAAGCAACTGGAACAACCGCTTCTAAACCAGAAGTAATTTCAGAAGTAAGCGATGCTGTAAAAAGAATGCAAAAATTAGCAGGAATTATAAAATAAATAAAAAAAAGACAAATTTTAATTATGGAAATTAATCAATTATTAGAAGGGTCTCAAAGTAACTTCAAAAACTTGCAAGCAGATGCTTCTCGTTTAGCGGACAAATGGACTCAATCAGGACTCTTAGAAGGATATACTAACGAGATCGAGAAAAACAACATGGCTATGATTCTTGAGAATCAAGCAAAACAGATTGTATCTGAAGGATCTTCAACT